GGGGCCGGGAAAAACCACTCGTTAATTAACCGCAATGTCATATACTATCTCGCCATCCACATTGCTGAAGTCCATTCAGTGGGCTCTTTCTCACGTAGATAAGGTGTTTCCCAAGGACAGGCGACCATCATATATGACAAAACAGTTAATTGCGGAGTGGGTGAGGATGTTTCGTCTCCCAGACGGACCGTTTTATAGGGTCGATCGATCCCCCCGTGCATTTCGTCCATCACTTGTATACCGCGAGGACTCATCAGTTGGCCGCGGTGACGTCCGAATTTATATCGTGCGGGCGGAGGGCCCCCGCTGTGAGGTTCGGCCGCGAGATGCGGCTCAACCCGAGGTCCGAATTTGTATAGCGGGAGGAGAGCCCCCGCTGGGGTTTCGCCCAGTGCTAGATGGCGCCCCCATCCCCCCGCAGTTCGGAGGGCAGCTGCAGATAGCAGCTGAGATGGTCAATTTCGTCGCAATCACAATCCTGAGCCAGGATCTCCAGCTTGGCCAAGGCCGCGGGGTCCAAGCTCGGAAGCTCAAGCGATGTGGCCAGCGCAGCGAGCTGCACCTCGGCCGATGGGGCTTCGTCGTTCTTAAATGAGTCGAGAGTGAAACTCTCGGCCACTTCGGACAACGAGTGTTGACCAGCACCCCATGCTCGCCCCACCTCAGAGTACTCGCCCCAGTCGCGCATCTGCTTGCACTCCTCTTCACCTGCTTTGCGCATATTCTTGCGGGCGCACGCCTCAAAGATCTTGCACATGGCAGGCACCTTGCCGCAGAACATCTCGGCAAGGCTGAAGAAACGCATAGCGTCAGTTGCGGCGACCTGGGCGGGACTCCTCCCGTCAGGCTGCACGTTGAACCCCAACTTGCCAAGCGAGCGCTTGACAGCTGGGATGATCGGCACGTCAGCTGAAACGGCACCGTCCACAACGGTGGCGTGGAGCCCCACGAACTCAAGACGTCCGTCGCAAATCACTTTGTATTTTGCGTCGAAACCGAGGTCAGACATATTCTCACGGATGGCGTCGGCCAGGTCTTGCGGCGAGCCCGCATGTTTGGATATCTGACCTGCGCCGTCGTCACCCTCCTCGCGTCCCTTCATGTACACAGGCTTTGCCGGCCTGCGCCCCTTCACGGCGATGCCGCGGTAGAGGTGGTTGAACGTGCCCTCCATCATCCTCATCTTGCCGTTCTTGTCCTTGCAGAACATATGCTCTGGATTCTCCACGCTACAGGCCAGCGTGGCGCCTGTCTCGAGAATGAAATTCCCGAGGCTGGTCAAGAGCCAGCCGCTGTCGAGGTAGAAATCCTTGAAGCAGAGAACAACTTTCTTGCTCCCTCCTGGGAAGCAGACGTTGTTCACGCTGATGCTGATCCTCATCCCGTGCTTCTGGTCGAACTTGATGCGCGCGTTGTACACGTGCGACAGCTGAGCGCTGTAGCGGCCGCGGACATGGCGCATCACCTTTTCCAGCATCTTGATGATCACCTTCAACGTACCCGGGATGCGAGCGTGCGCCTCCATGCGCGTCTGGTCGATCTCCCAACCATAGCAGTTGGGCTCTCGCAGACACTGCTGGAGCTCGGCAGCGATCTGGGGTCGTGTTCGGTGCTTGATGCAGGTGTCGCGGAAGATTCCGTCTTCGGGATCGAACATCACAGCTTCAAGAACTTTGCCAGCACAGTTCATCATTGCAAAGACCTCCGGCGTGTTGTCAACCACTGACCTCACGTCCTTGCCATCCTTGGGGATGAGCTCCCGCTTCCCGCCCGACATTCTGGTAGGCATATCCGAGGCGTCGTTCATGAGCTGGGCACTGCTGACGAAGCGTTTCATGTCCTCCGCGCTGTAGGGACCGACCGGGCCTTCACCCAGTTGCACGTCGCCGTACAGCTTGTTGAACTGCTTGTCCATGCGCTCGTCTGTGATCTCAGCACAGAGAGCATTCGCCCAAGTCAAGAAGCGCTTGCCTGCGCCAGAAGTAGGGTTGAACCTGCGGGGCCTTCCATTGGCCAGGAGCGTGGGTAGAGTTCGCGACTCCACCGAGTGGCTGACCCCCTTGGGGTCGTGGCACGTGGCCGGTTCCATGACCGGCCCGGGAGCGGTAACGTTGGGGTTAGCTACAAATCCGGCTTGGACGCCCTCAGGGGGCACCGCGTCCGGCATCGCTTCTGCGCCCGTCATTACCATAGTCGACTCGGCCGTCTGGTCGAGGGGGAGCTTCTCCTCTCCCACTAGCTTGGTCAGCACGGTCCGGCGGCCACTCAGATACACCTGGTACCCGTGGTGGCCATACCGGGCAAGTCTATCCCATATGGTTTTCAACCTGGCGAATCCCGGAGCAGC